CGGTGTACTGTGCTTGCGTACTGTTATCTCTACCGCCCGAAACGGCGCTGTACAGCGCAGTAGCGGCAACGTTGTTTGTGCTACCTCCTGATACCACAGAAGCGACGGCGTTGGCTTGGTTCGTCGCGCCACCCGCAACAACGGCACTATTAGCGGTCGCGGAGACGGAGTTATCGGAACCTCCGGAGATCGTCGATGCTGGTGCCGCGGCGACGTCAGACGCAGCCACCCGAGAAGTTTGCAAATCCACCGCGCCAGCGCCGCGTTTGTTGCCCCCCGCAGAGGTATTGTCAGCCACATCAGCCGTCAGGGCACCGGTGCCTTTGGGTACGATTGCCACATCTATGTTGGTTTCCGCGCCTTCTGCCTTCAACGCAATGACCGGCACCGTGGCGTTGGGTGCGGATAGAACTTTGATCTCATCGAAGTAGAACAGCCCCGGCGCGGCGTAGACAACGTCAGTGCCGTCAGCGTAGATGATGTAGGTTTCACCGTTGGAGATATCGACACCCGTACCCCCGCTAATTTCTACTGTAATAGTCTGCCCGCCGGTCGTGGCGTTCTTTACAATATACATCTTCTGCACTGCGGGCAGAATTAGCTTGCGTGTAGCTGTAAGCGATCCGGTAGATGTCACGTTAAAGTATAGGGCCCGAAACGGCTGTGCAGCGTTACTGTCCACGTAGGTTAATGTTTTGTCCGCGTCGGTCGCAAAATCTACGTCCGCGTACCCACCGACTGCCTGCTCAATAGCTTCTAGGTTGTTGTTAGTGGTGGCCCCCCACACACTAACTTGTTCGCCGTCACCTATGAGTTCGATCTTGAGGTTAGAGAATGTGCTTGCCATCAGGGACCTCTACGTAGGAATTTCTACCCAGAAGGGCGTTTGTGAATCGTTTATTTCGTCCCAGATGTTGATCTTGCCGACCAACCCCGTGCCCTGCACGCCGGTGACGTTCACTATCTGGTTATACACATAAGTGACGTCTCCAACAAGCCCATTGGCGACAAGGCCGGTTGGGTCCACGCGGACGCCCTGACCCTCGGTGATAATAACGTCGCCTACAGCGGCAATCGCGGCTACCCCCGTTAGAGTAATAGCTGTGGAGCCAGTTACTGCTACAATCCCGATCTGCCCGAGCATAGCTGGTGTGGATACACTTACAACCGCGCCTGCACTAGTATTAACACCCCCAAGTGCGCTAGTAGCAGCCAAGCCAGTGACCGCTGTAGTAGCTGCACCAGTAGCGATAACAGCGCCAAGTGCGCCAGTAGCAGCCAAGCCAGTGACCGCTGTAGTAGCTGCACCAGTAGCGATAACACCCCCAAGTGCGCCAGTAGCAGCCAAGCCAGTGACCGCTGTAGTAGCACCGGTACCGCCCGAGGCAGTAGCATCCCCAAGTGCGCTAGTAGCAGCCAAGCCAGTGACAGCTGTAGTAGCACCAGTACCACCTGTAACCGTTGTTGCCCCTACCGCCCCCGTCGCGGGTACGCCCGTAACAGATACAACAACATTAACGAATATAATAGCCTCTGCAGTGCCGACGGCCCCTGTTGCAGAGACGCCGGTAATCCTTACCGTTACGTTAGGGCTGTCTTCAAACAGCCAACCAAACGTACCGTCATTCGTGGAGTTATTACCGGCATACCATGTCATATCTGATACGCCCTCACACCAATAAGTGCGACGTAATCAATGCTGATGTCGCCCGTGCCAGTGTGGACTAGGTTGCACGGGCTTACAGCCGAATTGCCTTGAATAGTCAGAACATTGCCAGCGGTGCCTGTCGCCGTGAAGTTGGATACCCGCTGCGTCGTGCTGCTGAATTTGATAGTCGTCGCACCTGTGGCGCTGTAGCTGTTGGTGATGTCGGCAAAGGTGTTGTTGCCACTGACCGTCAGGATGCCCTCACCGCCCTGATCTAGCGTGATACCTGAGTAATCCACGCCACCGAACGCGACCGTTTTGGCAGATGCGTTAGTAAAGCGAAAAGTCCCTGTGCCCGTTACGGAGAAATTTTGCAGGTTAATTGTAGAAGTCCACGGGGAAGGAGCGCTTGCTATAGTCCAAGTTCCTGACCCAGCAGCGATTGCTCGTGTATTGGAAGTTTGGGAGGATACGCCGCCTGCGCTCAGAGTTACGTTGTAGCCGTTGGCGTCAAACGTCCCGCTGCGGATATTTAGGGCTGCGGAAATGCCTCTACTACTCTCAAGCGCATCCTGCAATGTCACTGATCCGCCCGGAGACTCAATCACGAAACTCCCCGGAAACGTAGCCCCGGCACTAGTAAGCGTCTGCGAGCCACGGCCAGCAAAACTTAATTCCCCCGTCCCAGTAACTGTAACCGCCGAGCTGCTGATCCAGTTGCCATAAACCCCCGCGTTAGAATTAGAATTAAAGTTCATCGGGTTCGTCCGAGCAGACATATCAAGGGTGCCGATGTTGTAAGCTGAGTTGGTTGTGATCGCGCCCCCAGAGCCCGGCCCCGTGTCATCAACGACCGCTGTGTCTTGCGCCAATGGAAAGGCATCTGCGGTAGCCGTTCCGGCTGGAGTTAGTCCCCAGCTAGGGACCGCTGGGGTAGGCCCCCATGTGGTACTACCCGAAAAAACCCAATACACCGTCTTAGGTGCATCAAACGTAATTCCCGTGTTGCCTTTGCAGTCCCCAAGCCGAGTGCCTGTTAGGTTTCCGCCGGACACCGCAGCGCCAGCAATGGTGATGTCCCGGAAGTCGATATCCGTCAAAGATGCTACAGCATTGCAGGTCAGGGTGATTGTTGTGCCAATGTTGACAGAGCGAAAAAAGGTCCGTGTTGCGGCATCGGTGCCAGCAGAAAGCGTCAGGGTACCATTGATGGTTTGGTCGTCACTAATAGTTCTGTTACTAATACCGACACCGCTGTTAACAATACTTCTCCCTATAAACGACAAATTGTTAAAGGTGTTAGTTCCAGTAAAGGCCGATATGTTAGTGACAGCGGCCCCGTTGATGTCCACGTCATAAAAAGTGTGCCCGTTCCCATTAAACCTTAGGTTGTTAACGCCAAGGTTAATCAGCGAAGTGCCCGAATTAAACGTAAAGTTTGACTTGGCAGCTTCCGTAGTCCCAAAATTAACGGCGTTGGAACTTCCACCCATAGTCACAGTAGACGACCCGAGAGAGATAGACGTTGTGCCTGTTCCTGTAACCACCATATTCGGGAGTATCACCGAGTAATTGGAGGTCGAGAAAGACCCATTTTTTACAGTAAGCCCCGCATTATTGCCAAAGTTTGCTGCGCCACCCAAAGTCCAACTACACCCCACGCCATCGACTGTTGGGTTCCCCGTGTTTGCTGTGACAGTAACGCCGTTTGTCGTGAAAGTTCTACCTGTTGTAGAGCCAGATAAAACAATGCCGCCAGACATATTGAACAACGAGGCAAGACCCGTTGCTGCAAATGTAATATCATCGTGGACAAAAGTCGGAACGCTCTGACTGCTGCTAAGCGTCAAGTTGCCAGAAGCTGGGCCGTTAACTGTCAAAGTACCACACCGCGCTGGTACGGTTGATATAGTTACCGTATAGGCCGTTGCGTTAGAAGCTGAATCAAAGATTACCGCATCAGCAGAAGTTGGTACAGAAGCCCCGCCAGCCCCGCCAGAAGTGGCCGACCAGTTGGTTGTGGTTGCGTTCCATGTCCCTGTTCCACCAACCCAGTAACGGGTCACGGGAGTAGGAGCGTCTTCAAAAATAACCCCCGCGCCCGATCCAGTGCTGTTAGCACCAGCGTAGAACTCGGCGGGAGACGCGAGTAATCCTGTGGTTACAAGTGCAATAGTTCCCATTGCAAGGTAGTCTACACCAGACACACGAGAGCCGTTAATCCTTTGCGACCCCGTTCCCGTAAGCGTTACCACGTTGCCAACGGTTCCTGTCACGCTCCACTTACCAAGTGTTTGCGAAAAAGTTTTCATGTCAATGGTATGCGCAACAGTTTTCGTGCTGGCAATTTCGGTAAAGCTATTGCTACTGTCGTTAAAACTAAACGTGGACGTTCCAGTTGCGCCCCCTATAGTCAGTTTGTTGTAAGACTTTTGACCCCCAACAAAACTCCGTGCAGTCGTGCTTGTGTTGGATAATAGGATGTCGGCAGTGCCTTGGTAAAGAACAGTGGTTGAAGCCGAAATTGACCAAACACTACTCGTCCCAGACAGGGTCCAAGTTCCAGTCCCTAGTTTAACTGTTTTGGCTATAACACCCCCTGCGTCAAAGGTTTTTGCCGTCACATTATAAGTCACAGCATCAAAGGTACCAGAAGTGAGCATCAGGGTACGAGTAGTTTGCATCTCAAGCGCATCAGCAAGCTGCACGGTGCTGCCTGTGCCACAGTCGGTTGTTATGCCCCCAGCAAAGACCTTTCCATTACTGGTGATTGTTGAAGTGCCCCGCCCTGAAAACGTAATAGTAGCGGTGCCAGCGTGTGTAACTCCTGAACCAAAGGTCCAGTTGCCGTAAACTGTGTAGGCGGTATTACCTTGAAGCGTCATCGCACTTGTTCGGGCAGACATATCCATGCCGCTAATGTTGAACGCCTGAACCGTCACTGTCCCCACAGAACCCGTGTCATCAAAGACAGCCGTATCTTGCGCCAACGGGAAGTTATCCGCAGCGGGAGTTCCGCCAGAGGTCATGGCCCAAGCTGTAGCACTCCAGTTTTGTGTCCCAGCAAGGTTCCAATACACCGTCTTAGCCGCAGGGAAGGTCACACCAGTGTTGCCACCACAGTCACCTGCGTTGGTTGGAGAGCCACCAGCGGCGGTGCCAGCAATGGTGATGTCCCTGAAGTCGCAGTAATCAGCTAACAGTGTGCCGACAGTCACAGTGCGGGGGGTGCCGACAATAGCGTTATTGGACGTATTTGAAGACAAAACGATAACACGCCGAACCTCAGAAGCGCCAGATACGGTCAACGTGCCAGTTATTACTTGGTCTGCACTTAGGAACAAACCTGTGGACCCTGCGCTGGAGGGTGCCGTTATCGACAAATTACGGAACGTATTTGGGCCTTGTACTGAAAGTTTGTTGGTGCCTCCGGCAGCTGTAGCTATCACATCGTAAAAAGTCTGCCCTAAAAAACCTCCATTTATAACTGGAAAGGAGTTTATAAGGTTGATCTGCGATGTTCCGGCATCAAACGTGAGGTTAGTGCTTGCCGAAAATGAAATCCCCCCTCCAGCACTCAACGTAACCGTGCTTGCGCCCAGCTTGATCTCGCGCACAGTGCTGTTGCTGGACGTTATAGTTCCCGCATTAAGGCTGTAGTCTTTAGTGTCGAAGGTGCCGTTGGCGAGAATAAGATTTTGACCGCCAATGTTCAAAGCATCCGCGAGTTCAACGGTCCCTGCATATGAGTCTATATATATAGGGTTGTTAAATTGTACTCCGGCACTGGTTATTACTTGCAGACCCCCCCCCACAAACCAAAAAGTCGAGCCAGTACACGTTACACCAGAGCCAAGCGTCCAGTTGCCGTAGATATAAAAGTTTGTTGCGTTGCTGCATGTTATCGCCGTTGTCCGGGCAGACATATCGACCGTCCCCGTGTACTGTACGAGGGAGTTAAAAGTTAGAGTCCCCACGGAGGTGCTTTCGTCAATCACCGCCGTGTCTTGGGCTAGAGGGAAAAAGTCAGTGTTTGGTGTACCGCCGGAGGTATCCGACCACTGATCGTCAGACCAACTACCAACCCCAATTCGATAGACCGTTTTTGGCGCAGAGAACGTAATTCCTACGTTGCTTTTGAGGTCGCCAATGCGAGTGCCTGTCAGCGTTCCGCCAGTGCCCGTGATGCGTATGTCTCGAAAATCAACATCCGTCACAGTGCCGATGGCGGCAATGCTAACGTCTCGCATCATGGATTGTACAGAGGACCGAAGCCACAGGCGGCGATTGCCCTGAGTGCCGCTGGTCGAGAACGTGCCGGTAATATCAAAATTTCCAATAATCGAAAACTCTGTGGCACCGTCTATGGCAACAGGAGTGTAGGTCAGATCAGCGCAGGTTTGGCCCGCCGCAATAGTGACAACATAAGCATTGCCCGTAGCAGAGTTGGCATCAAAGATCGCATTGTCCGCAGCCGTGGGAACAGAAGCACCCGTCGAACCGCCGGATGTCGTGCTCCACTTGGTCGTGGAGTTCCAAGTGCCAGAGCCACCAACCCAATACCGATCCGCCATGTTACGCCTCTACAGGCTTGAGAACAGTCTGGCCGTCGATCTCGACCTTCTCATAGGTCACGCCGTCGATCTCAACGGTATCAGGCTCAACAGGCGGAGCCTCCACAACAGCGACCCAGTTGTCAAACCGCTGTTGCTTCATGGCTTCCAACTCAGCCTCGGAAAAACCGTGGCTGTCGGGCAGGTTCAACGCATCCCGAAACTTGCCGTGGCTGGGGTGAACAAACTCAAAGTCAATTTTCATTGGCATAACTCCAGAACCGTAGCTTGTTAGGGGGGACGGTTACCAAAAGTAACCGCCCCTCACTTTATGTTTTAAATACTTTACGCGATGCGGAGGATAGCGTTCGATGCGTCCGCTACCGGGAACTGGATGGTGAAGTCGCCGTCAGTAGAGGTCTTGTCAGCCCCAAAATCAAGGATCGCAATAGCTCGATTGGCCTTAGATGCGTTGTATAGCATCGCACCGCGCGCAGTGATCGTCGAAGACGCCCACGTAGTATTGTCAAAGTCCACAATCGCGGTTGTACCGCTGGAGCTAATCGTTGCCCCAGTTAGGGTGTTGCCCCCAGCGGTGTACCCGGTACCGGCAACCTGATTTGTTGTAGCATACGCTGTAGTCGTCGCCCCGAGGGTCGCCGAGCTAGTAAACAGCGCAATTTTAATCGTGTCAGTGTCGAGGTCGTGCACGCCGCCAAGAAGCTCAGTCTTGAAACTTGTGCACATCGCTTGTGTGATAGCCATGTCTTATCTCCTTAGCTCACGGCAGTGCGTACTTGGCCAGAACGGTATGTGTCCTGACGCATTTTGCCATCCCCGAGATTCTTGAGCAGCCCGATCGCAAGCACATACAGTTGATTGTACATGTTGACGACGTCCTGCTCGCCTTTCAAGAAGCGGATAGCTTCAACCAGCGCACCGTTTAGTAGCGCTGAATCAAACTCGTTCCCTAGCCACGTCGTACCTGCGGTAACGATGGACTCCGGGTAGTATCCGTAATGCAGTTCTACGGTGTAGTCCGCATTGGGTGTAGGGCCCAAAATAAATGCGTTACCGTCAAAAAACGCGTAGTGTTTGGGTACGCCAATACCCCCCGGCGCAGGGTAGGCTTCCCGGATAAAATTTACGTCCTTGTTAAGCAAGTACGAATAATTACCGGACTCCTCTACAACCGCCATACTGAAAGAGTACAGGAAATCTTCGGGCATAGAAAGGTACTTGTTCCCAGAGGTTACCGTACCCGTCACGTTCTTGCGGAGTTCCGGAATCTGGACCGTATTGTATATTTTCTGCTCCGCCTGTTTAACAAACATGGCAAGCTGGTCGTCGGTGAACGACGTTTCACAGATATCTTCGATGTTTGCTTTCAGCTCGGCGTAGTCCATACCTTACCCCATTGGCCCGCGGGCCATGATACCTTTAGTGGCCGCACCGGTGCCACGGACCTTCGTGCCGCCAGATTTCTTGGCGGGCTTCTTCATCTTCTTTGTCTGGCTTTTGACTTTACCACCAGACATCATCTTCTTAGTTCCGCAGCTGGGCATGAGTGTATCTCCTATGAAGTTATTACTGTGACTTGTCCGATAAATCCAGTGCCAACTATCTGCCGTACTGGGATGATCTGTGCACGGCTTTGGGCGTATTCAGAGCTATCGGGGCGTGGGTTACGGAGGGCCTGTGGGTCTTCCACCGGAAACTCGCCTAACTTAAGCTGGGGGTGATCCGGGTCCCAGCATGTTGAGCAAGATAATAAGTTTGTCTTGCGACCCTTAACGAAGGTAGTGCGTAGCTTACGTAGCGGGTATTGAAACCCGCATATATCGCATATGCCGATCGCTTTTTGGCTTGAGGCAAACCGATTACTCACCGGACCATCCTCACGCTGGGCACGAACCGTATTGGAGCCTTCTCACGGTCTTCTTCGGCAGCAAGCCGGAATTGATCCTCGTATTCGGCCTTAAGGAGCGGGATACGGTCAATGAGCTCGGGTACCTTCATCGCAATGTAGTACGCCAACCCCGCTACCAGACAGGGGAGAAAACGGAAGTTTATATCCGAGGTTTGGACCCCAGAGCCTGCGTCTTGGACGCGGCGCATGCGCCAGTAAACAAACGTATAGTTGTTAGAGTCCGGCACCGGCCAGACATTGATCCGTGGGGCGTCACGGAGACGCTCAATCCACACCTGAATCGGCCTACCGGTGTTGGTCTTGTTAGGAATCGTGGAGTAGGTGCTAACGCTAATACGCGAGATATTAAGGTCTTGCTGTGTGCTGCCTGCCCCTGTGCGAATAACCTGCTCAAGTAAGTCGATGGTGTCCGCAGGTAGGGCGTACTGTGCTACACCTTGCGAAAGGCTTAGAACCCCCTCGTCGATGGTCCACATGTTGATGCCGCGGTTCTGCCACTCGATCGTCATCAAGTTCATAGACCGCCGCGCAGTGCGAAGGTCATAGCCAGACCGCATCTCGCGGCCCGCACGTTCCCATGCTTCCTCGGCGATCTCCGTGAAGTCCATGTTAAACGATGTGGTACCGGATGTGGTCACTTGCTACCCCGTTTTGCTGCTGACACCCTACGAGGTTTACCCGCTGGTTGCCCTAGTCGTTTCTTCTCAGCGACCTTCTTGCTCTTCTCTGAAGAGCTCATTTCACCGCTAGTCTTAGGGGTCTTGCCAGACACCCGCTTGCTTGGTCTGCAATACGGAGTACCCCGACTTTCGCCCTCTTGGCGTCCGCAAGCCTTACCAGTGCGCACGTCTTTCCAGTCCTCTTTGAACCAGCGCTTCAGTGCCGCACCTTTCTCCGTCTTGCGAACCGCCATCACTTCGACCCTTTGTTGCCCCAGTTCTTTGCCCCGACCTTGCGGCACTTGGCAATAGCCCCAGAAGCATAGGCGGACGGAAAGACCTTATAGCGAGATTTTACCTTGCTATAGCAGTCGTCTTTGACCGCCCCACCTTTCTTGTAGCGCTTGCGCATTACATCATCTTGCAGGCGCGGACGCCCTTAGACGCCATACCCGCACCCCGTACTTTACCGCCAGCCTTCATTTTATGTGCGGAATCCTTCATCATGGTGCCGTCAGGCATTTTGTGCATGCCGACTTTACCGCCAGCCATCATGCCTTCAGGCATCTCCATGGCTTCCCGCATCGACGCGCGGTTGCCGCGGCCTACAGCCGTGTCGGAGGACATCATGTCTTCAATTTCTTGGGGGCGCTTGCGGGGGCGGATCGACCGAGCCGGTGCAGCCGAGCTCCTACCTTCCATAAGGTCATCTGGACGCGCCTTTGGGCGCATTTTCGGGCGGTCAGACGATGCCATGCCGCCGTTCTGGTATTTCTTCATCATGAGTTTATCTCCTACGCTTTGAGGTGCCCCGACTTCGGTGGCATTAGCAGTTCCACGCCCGAAGGCTTTTATTGATCCGAGAATCCGGGTCGTTCTTTGTCTTCTCACTTGTCAGCTTTTTCTTCATGCCAGACATCCGGGCACAGAAGCTCTTACGGCGGTTGCCGTCCTTTGTGCCAGCCTTGGCCTCGGGGGCCGGGGGCTTTAGGTTCATCCCCTGCTTTTTTGCAGACGCGCGGCCTTTGGCATTGAGCCCACCTTTTGGGTTCTTGCCTTCCTTACGCTGCCATGCTGGAGACTTCGCCATACTGCACCTTAGCTGTAGAACACGGTCATGGCGCTAATGTTTGTAAGCGCCGTGACAAAGACATCGGAAGAGCAACGAATCCCATAGTCTGGAATGTTGATTGAGTGCGAGGCGGACGGGATAAAGTCGATGTCGAGAACCAGTGGGCCCCCGGCACCATCAGTTACAGTCAGCCGACCGGCACCGCCTGCAGTGGTCAAAACCTGAACCTGCCGGATGCGAGCTGGGCCTACAGCTAGCGACCCCGCTGCGGTGACGCGTTTTGTCCGAAGATCGGAGCTAGACATACGTTAGCCCTCCTTCTTTTTGGGGGCCACTTTTGGAGCTTTGATCGGGTTTCCATCCGCGTCGAGCCCGCGCGCTGCGAGTTCTTCCGGTGTCGGGAGTGTCCATTTAATTGTCATAGCTCACCTCACGCTGCTGCGATGGTAGCGCCGGTATCCGACCGCTTCCAGTCAGTGCCATTAGAGAACGCGAGAATCGGGGAACCCGCTGCGCCATTGGACACATAGATGATAGTGCCCGCGCCTGCTGTAGCCGCCGATGGGGCGTTCGCAACGGTGTATGTGGGGAGTTTGATCGCGCCAACAACATCGCCTGTGATGGAGCCAACAAAGCCGTTAGTCGAAACTACCGGTCCGCTAAACGTTGTAGTACCCATGTGTATCTCCTGTCGTGGGTCAAGTCAGCCACACTATGCGGCTGTCAGGAATGTAGGTAGAATACACGATAACAAAACAAAAAGAAAGGGGCCACCGAAGCAGCCCCTCCCTAACGGTGCCGGTGCGATTAAGCGCCGGGCGAACCGAAGATACCCAGCGGGTCCGAGACACCGAACGAATAACGTTCACGTGCCTTGTAGCGCGAGTTACCTGTGTCGAAGTCAGCATCCATGGACGTCGACATCGGTGCACGGACGAAGTGCTTCAGGCCGTTTGGAACATCCGTCATCAGGAACCAAGCGTTGGTGTCCGTCAGATAGTGGTTGATCGTGTAGCCTTCAGGGATCGCCCCGTTGTTCCGGATAGCGTTCAGGTCGTTATCGGCGGTACCGACACGGCCTTCAGTCTCCAGTAGACGAGTAGCAACGAACTGCAGCGCAGGCGGGATAACCAGCTTGCGTGGCTGGGATGCAATGAGCATCCCGCGTTCGTCAGTCCAAGCCGCGATCTGGATAACTGCAGCCTCAAGCGAAGTCTCGTTGAGGTCAGCAGCAACCGAGGGGCGGTTAGAGTTAGTGCCACCCGAAACCAGCGGGTGGGCAGTGGAACAAAGCGTCTGGCCGTCACCATAGGTGGTGCCTGCGTCAAACGCGTTGTTGAGGATCGCCGCTGCCTTTACCTGCTTGCTGTACGCCATAGCACGGGCCAACGCCTTGGTATAACGAGACGACAGAGAGTCGTACAGGTTATCTTCGATGGCTTCCTCCGTGATGGCGAAGCCCATAGCGATGGTCTCGTGGGTGTAGCGAGCAGTCCATGCTTCCTGAGCATTGTCATACGAGATGGCGGAGCCTTCGTTTTTGACGGGTGCTGCAGAAAAGCCAGACAGCTTAGTTTCTTCTTCGAACGAGCGATCAGATGTCTCGGTCTCGAAGATTTCAGCGTGCTCTTCACCATACTTGGCGTACTCCAAACCGAACAGAGCGTTCAGCCCCGGAAGGAGTTCTTTGAGTAGCTGGGCGCGTGAAATTGCCATGTTACATTACTCCTTATACGCCGGTTGCATTTTGATACTGGTGCATGCCCCAATTCCACTTGACGACCAGCTCAACAAACGTATCGGAACCAGTCTTGGTATCCGGAATAACGTCGATGACGCGAATCGGCAGAGTGTTCGTGGTGGCTGCAGAAGACGAAAGCACGGCGACTTTCGAGTTTCCAGTAGTGGTCGTCCCAGCGTTTTGTACCAGCGCCACGTTGTTACCAACGACGGTGCGGCCAACGCCTGCAATCACAGTCGTGCCAGACACGACGGCGACCTTAAACAGCTGGTCGGGATCATCCGCAACATACGCGACAATGTCGGATGCTACGGTGTTTGCGGGGAAATACTGGCTATACAGCTCGTAACCCAGACTTGGGTCCGTGTATCTGCAGCCAAGAAAAATACCCACGGGGGTTGCGGTCGTAGTTCCGGTGTCTTTCTCCAGAGTACCGTTACTTACGAGCTTAACAACGTCGCCATTCAGCAGGTTCGTTGCATAGCCCGAAGCAATAGGAATCTGGCGCGTAGCACCAGCGAACACCTGACCACCGATCAAATTGATCGGCTTCAGCCCGTATGGGGCGTCAACGGTAGGATATGCCATATCTAGCTCCTGTTAAGTTCCATTACCAAAGGTAACCCGTGTCTTCCGCTCGTTAAAAAGCGGCATACGCGGATCGTTCTCACGCATGAAGTTGTTGTCTACCGAACGCATCTGAGACTTAGTCTGGGTAGTGTAATATTCATTACGCTCCTCGACCAACTCTTTAGGTGCTTTGCAGAGCATCAATCCACCAATTACCACGTTTTCTGCAAACCGTTCATTCTCAACGGTGACCATGGTAATCTCTGGGTGATCCACCGCTTTCACGGGTTCCCAACCTTCACGCAATTTCGAAGAAACATTCGTGGCGTCGACTTGCCCTTGCGTGCTTATGCGCACCCAGTGATAGTCATAACCTGCCTCGGGATTCGGCGACGGAAGAACTTCCGGGCGCTGCCAAGTCCGTTTACGCGTGGTCTTTTCACGGGTGTCAAGCTCGCGGTCTATGCGATTCTCAGCCATTTTGTTTCCTCATATCTATAGCAACCTGTTTGGCGTATTGTTCCGGGGTAAGTCCCAACCTCTTCGCGATCTGGACCTGTGTTTTGGTCAGTGTCACCCGGTTCGGCGCAGTACTGCGCGTTGCCGCGGCCACGACCGAGGTCTTCCGCTTCGGCTCTGGAGCCCTTTGTTTCGTGTCCTCGAACTGATCGGGGAACACTTGGCGCATACGAGTGTTAATCCGCTCGTAGTAGTCATCGCTTTGCGGGCTTACGCCCTCTTTGACGAGTTTATTGTGCAACCCCAGCGCAAAACTCGTCATCTCATCATCGCTTTGGAACCAAGAATTGTCGTTCTTCCAATCCAAGGCCCGTTGGTCGACTTTAGGTGCCGGGGCGGGTTCTGCCTTAACTTGTACAGGTGTTTCGCGCTCCTGTAAAGTTGGTACCTTGAGGTTGTTTATCTTTTCGAGCTTAAGCCTAGCAGTGGTTAGCTTCTCCT